GAAGCAATGAACATGTTATAGAAGACTTCGCTAAATGCCTTTATATAATCGGTGTAGAATTATTATATAATGAAAATACAAAAATGATTATAGAATACAATACCTACGGGGCAGTTCTTTTAAAATATATGTCTACAATATTTCCTAGAACAAATGATTTTGACCAGGAAATGGTATTAAGATTTAAACATAGACATGATAGTAGAGGACTTAAACATGGTATAAAAGTTAAAAATGATAATAAACCTATATTTTGTCAAAACTTTAAATCTTTACATTCTCTTAATAAGATAAATGTAAGTCATTTTGAAACAGTAACAGAAATAAGTCTTTTTGGTACTTTACCTAACGGAAGCTATGGAGCCCAAATGGGCCATGATGATCTGGCGATGTCCAGTATTATTTCAACGGAGTATTTTAATACGACAGCATTTGCTGATTCTGTTGAAGAACTTTTAGACACTATCGATCCAGATCTACATGATTTTATGGAATTAACCCTGTATAAGGATAACGAAGACCAAGGTGATTTACAATATGATATTTACGATCTTCTATAATTTGTCAAATTCCATTTTAGAGTTAGATATATACATTAACAAACTTAAAAAAAATAAATTAAAATTATGGCACTAAGTCCTCATTTATTACAGTTCAAATCTTCCGGTGTATACCGTTTAGAATTTGACAAGTCGCAGGTATCAAGCATATCTGCTGAGACTATTAGATTAGTTGTAGGTCACTCTAGAAAAGGACCTTATAACACCCCAGTTTATATTGAAGACACAGAAACCTTTGATTCGGTTTTTGGAGGAATTGATTCTAAACTAGAAAAAAAGGGAATGTTTTTCCACAGATCATGTATCGAAACTCTTAAAAGAGGTCCGATTCTTGCATTAAATTTAGCACAGTTCGAAAACACTGATATTGCAAATTATGCATCTTTATCTACTAACGGTTCTAGCGAACAGGCTATTTCTGTAGAAGATAATGATGAATACGAAAACTTCCACGACAATGACAAATTTATGTTTCCATCAGATGCTGAAGTTTTAGCAACTGTAGGAACTAACCCAAACAATTGTTTAAATCTTGTAAACGTTGGTAAAGGAGATGTATCTGTTATTGTAAGACAAGCACAAGACGTAAAGGCTTTTGATATTCCATGTAGAGAATGGTACGGTCAAGGAAATTGTCCAGATGATTTAGATGAATTTTCATATATTTCAGACTATATGGTTGATGTATTTGTATTTAAAGGTAAATTTAATGCAGCTGCATTAGATAACGATCCATTATTTGGAGACCACTTTAACGCTGAAGGTCTAGAAAAAGACGAATTAGAAAACTTTATAGGTCACAGACAAGTTGACTTAATAGCAAAATATACAGGTTCTCTTATTCCAGCATTTAAAGATTTAGAAGGAAATGCACTTTACTTAGAACAAATGATTAACGCAGAAACCAGAAAAACAGGAGTTTTCTGTGCGGTTCACGAAGAAGAAGTAGAAGAATATGCAGCAGGAAGTTGTGACCTAGTAGGTAACATTTATGATGGAAGTGAATCTTATGACTTACTTTCGTACAGATTAGCAGCAGGAGAAAGAGAAATTGATTTATCTGACTACACAACAAACTCTGTTTCAGGAGTTGAAACAGCATTAGAATATACTGGTTCAGGTACTGCATCGGCACCCGTTGCTGTTGGAGATTATCTTCCAGGTGATGGTAACAAACTTGCTAAAGTAACTAAAGTTTCTAAATTAGGAGCAATTTATACAGTATGTTGTTCAAGAGCAATCGCAACAGGTTTTGATTCAGCAAACGATAAAGGAATTTTATCATTTGAATCAGCTGCTACAGAATACTATATTTACAATTTAAACAAGGCAATCATAGGAGCAAAAGATAAAGCAGGTTGTTTAGCACAGCTTTCAAATTCTGGAGTAACTAAAGCACTTGTTGATAGAGACGTTATCGACTTTAGATATATTGTTGATACTTTTGGTTCTTGGGATATTACAAACGGAAAACTTTTAAATAAAGAAGAGTTTACAATGGTTGCTAAAGAGAGACAAAATGTTTCTTGTATATTAAACGCACCTACCGTTGCTGAATTCAAACAATCAACTGATCCATCATTTATTGATACTGCATCAGAAAAATTTGAAACAAGACACGTTGCAACAGGAGGAGACCTTTCTCAAAACCCAAATGGAATTTACAGTTTACCATCAATCAATACAGGTTCAAACTACGGATTCTATTATGGTCCTGGTTTAAATGTAAGAGAAAATGGAAAAATCAAAGTTATTCCACCAGCCGCTTATGTTTCTAACAACTACATCGACAAATATAATAACGCCCTTCCATGGTCAATCGTTGCAGGTCCTCGTAGAGGAATTGTATCAGGAACTAATGTAGTAGGAGCTGAATATTCTTTCGATAAAGAAGATAGAGATAACATAGAACCTTTTGGAATTAACCCAATTGTATTTGAAAGAGGAGTTGGTCTTGCTATTAAAGGTAATAAAACCGGACAGCAAAATGTTAAATCAGCATTAAGTTCTGCTCACGTAAGAGAAGTATTAATATATCTTGAAAATGGTATTGCTGATATTCTTAAAGATTACGTATTTGAATTTAATACAGCACAAACAAGACTTGAAATCAAAACTTTAGCTGATTCTTTCATGGAAGGAATTCTAGCAGATTCAGGTGTTTATGCTTATAAAAACGTAATGGATCAGACTAATAACACTAACGAAGTAATTGATAACAATATGGGTATTTTAGATACTTATGTTGAACCAGTTAAAGGTTTAGAAATCATCGTTCACAGAACAACGGTTCTTAACACTGGCGAAATCGCTTCAGGAGGTTATTAATAAATAATATTAAACTAAAGAGGATACTTCTAAGGTATCCTCTAAAGTTTCTAACTTTAAAGAGATATATAAATAAAATTAAAAATAAAAAACGATAAAAATGGCATTACCACATTATTCACAAGATCAGACTAGTAAGAAAGGTAAGAATTTCGAGCCAGTATTAAAGAATATGTTTGAAGTAACTATCCTTCCACCAGCAGGTGTTAGTGGTCAGGATATGTTTATTCAACATGTTAATACAGTTGCAGGTTTAGAACTTCATAAAGAATTACCAGAAATCGCACAAAAATATAAATGGTCAGAAAGAAAATATTCAGGAACTCCTGAATCATCAACTTTAGAAGTTACTATAGGTTTTTCATTAAACTTAAATGACGCTAACCAGATGTATCTTTATAAATCTATGAGAGAATGGTACAGACTTCAATACAATCCAGAAACTGGAGAACATGGTCTTAAGAAAGATTATGTTGGACAAATTGTAGTTGTTCAATTCAATAGAGCAGGTGATATCTTTAGAAAAATTACTTTAGAAGACTGTTTCCCAAAATCAGCTCCTAACCCACTTGCAGATGGAGATTATTCTTCAAATGATGCAGAGACTATGGAAGTTGTATTTGTATGTAACACATGGGCAGAAGAACTTACTTAAAATTAAAAGATTAAAACTAGAGAAGACTATAAGTGTCTTCTCTTTTTTTACTCAGAAAATATAATATAATATTCTAATAATATGTCAGATTCAGAAAAAAACTATATGGTAGATAAATTGATTAAGAAGATTCAAGTTCTTCTGACTGAACCTGAGTTTGAAGAATTGAACCATATTATACTAAGCAAAGCATTAAAAGACAAACAGCGCCCAAAATCTGTAAGCGCGTTTGTTAGAGAATTAATTCAAGTTGAAATTAATAAACAAAATAGTGAAACAAAATAGAAACCTTTAATATAACTTAAAAATATTTTAATAATGAGCGAAGATAACAAAAGCAAAAACGAAGAATTTGACAATTTCTTAAATAAGAAAGAAAAGTCAGGTGGAGCTTTCGATGATACAGCAAGAGAAAGTGTAGAAGATGTTCAGGCAGAAGAAACAACATCTAATAAAAATAAAGACCTAGGATCTGTAAATATGCAGAAATTCGGTCAAGATAAAGCAGAGTCTACAGATTTTGTATTAGGTTACCATAAAGTAAGTATGGATAGCCTTTTTTCTAAAGGTAGATTTTACCCTGCAGACGCTAAAATATCTATTAGATCTGCAAAAGTTGCAGAAATCAGACATTTCTCTACAATGGTAGAAGGAAATATTCTAGATATAGAAGACAAGTTAAATAATATATGCAAAGCATGTATGAGATTTGAAAGCAGAACAAAAAAGTTATCTTATAAAGACTTATTAGAAGAGGATAGAATTAATATCCTTTTGCAAATTAGAGACCTTACATTTCCAGAACCTGAAAACAAATTAATGTTAAAGGCTGAAAACAGTTATGGTACAACAAAAGACGTTGAATTAGCTACAAAAAACTTTTCAACATCAGAAATTCCTTCAGAAATTGAAAAATATTATGACGAAGGTTTAAGATGTTTTAACATTAAAACACGTTCTTCAGGAGATATTCAAATGAGACCACCTTCAATTGGTGTAATGGAAGAAGTAACTAAATATATTAGAGAACAACAAGAGGCTAAGAAGAGATGGGACCAGGCATTCGTTCAGGTTCTTCCTTATGTTCAACTTGATTGGAGAGGTTTTAATCAAGCTGAAATCTTTAATAGAGAAGTTGCATTTCAAGGATGGAATGAAAAAAAGTATATGGTAGTCTATAGGCTAGCTGAAAAAATGAAAATAGGAGCACAACCTGAAATGGAAGTGGATGTCGACGGAGAGACGGTAACGCTCCCTCTCGAATTCCCAGGTGGAGTCAAAAGTCTTTTCATTATTTCAGATCTCGCTGGAGAACTTCTTTAAGACTAAATTCTATCTGGGACATCATTTACGTCTCCAGCCCTCTGAAATCGATAATCTCGATTATTATGAGTACACGTATTACGTACAGAACTTGATGGAATACCTCAAGCAAAAACAAAAACAAGAAGGTAACCAACAGGAACAACAGGACGAGAAAATGGCAGATTACAAAAAACAAATGCCTAATATGAATGCCTATAAAAACCCAAAAATGCCAAGCATGTCAGGCGGAAGTATGAAAATGCCTAAATTTTAGGGAATATATAAAAAAAACATTCTAATGTACTTTGAGCGCATTTAAGTCACCATTCGAAAAACTCAGTTATGAAGCACAGGACCGTATGGCCGGTGCTTTAGAACCAGGTGGAGCTACACATGATATATTAGCCGATATTTTACAACAAATAGAGGCTAGTAATAAAAGGGCTGAAAAGGCCCCTGGTGGTGGTTCAATATTTAGTGGTTTAACAATTAAAGAGGCTATAGCCTTAAAGATTCTTGGTGAAAAAGGTCTTAGTGCAGTAGCAAAAGGTTTAGGAGCACTTGCTGAAGTTATCGATGGTATGAAAACCGGAGGTAAAGAGGCTAAAGAAAAAATGGAAGCCCTTGGAGAAGGAATTTCAGCAATTCAAGGTTTAGGAAAGGCAATATTACAATTCGCAGGCTATTTAATATTAGCAACCCCATTACTTATTATAGGAGTATTTGCAGCACCTCTATTTGCAGGCGCTTTATACTTAATACTATTAGCAGTAAATTGGGGAGCGAAATCTTTAGCAGATGAACAAACTAGAGAAGCCCTTACGGCACTTGGAGATGTTGGAGATGCTATTTTTAGATTTGGATGGAAACTTGCACTTTCTCTTTTAATATATCCATTTGCATTAATGGCAATGTTAATTGTCGCACCAACAATTTTTCTGGTTGGGTTTTTATTTAAGATGCTAGTTGATATGAAGTTCCACAAAGGAATGAAAAAAATGGCAAGGGCCCTTATGGTAGCAGGTACAGCAATATTATGGCTAGGTGTTACATTAGCATTATTTGGTTTAATATTTCCAGCAAATAAAGAATCGTTCCAAACATTAGGAATGGTAGCCCTTGTTGTATTAGGTTTAGCACTTGTATTTTGGCTAGTAGGAAGGGCTCAGAAAAAGATTTATAAAGGTGCAGTAGCAATGGCATTCGTAGGTTTGTCAATCATTGTTATAGCAATAGCCATTAAATTCTTTGAAGCCGCTTTACCGGCAGAAAAATGGGAGTTTTTCGCCGCGTTAGGAGTTGCCTTAGTAGGTTTAGGACTTATATATTGGTTAGCCGGAATGGTAGCAACCGATATTGTCAAAGGTGCATTTGCCATGGCAATGGTAGGATTGTCTTTAATAATATTAGGAATAGGTGTACTAATAATGTCTTATGCCGTTCCTGATATGATGTCAGTTTTAAAAATGCTAGCACTTATTGGAGGTTTAGGAGTAGTATATGGCTTAATAGGTATGTATGAATCTGGTTTAATTACTGGTATACCTTTAACAATTACAATAGGTTCCCTCGCGATGATCGCAGTTGGGGTCTCGTTATTAGTACTTGGTTTAGGTGTTATGTTAATGGCCAAGGCAGTTGAACCTTTAGATTGGGAAAAAGTAGGAATGATGGGAGCTATAATTTTAGGATTGGTTGTAGGTTTTTCTGCAGCAGGTCTGGCTTCTATTCTTATTATTCCAGGAGCATTCGCACTAGGCGTAGCAGGAGTTGCACTACTTGCGGTAGGAGCAGGACTTCTAGTTATGGCTAAAGTATTTGAAGGAAATGGATGGAAAAATATGGTTGCAACACACCATGAATCAGACGGGTTCTTAGGTTTTGGTGGAGGACCTGTTAGTAATTTACAAACATTAATGGAAGCAGTTGGGTATTCATTTATTTGGAACCCAATAAGCGTAGCAGGTATGTTAGGAGGAGCATTAGGAATGGGTGCAATTGGTTTAGCAATGTTAGCACTTGCTCCCGGTATTCAAGCAATGTCAGGAGTATTTAAAGGAACTGCTTGGAAAAGTATGATTGCAACTCACCATTACGAAGAAGGATGGTTTCCATGGAGTGATGCTAGTCCTATTTCAAATATAATGCATTTAGTAACTCAATTAGGAGCAGCATTTAATCTAGGATGGGCAGCATTTGGTATTATGGCAGGAGCAGGAGCAATGGTCACAGTTGGAAAATCATTAATGAGCTTAGCACTTGGTGTAAAATTCTTTATGAATACTGGAATTAACCCTGGAATAGCATGGGCGATAGGAATGATGGTTAAAATGATCGCTACTCCATTTGGAATAATAGGTAAACTATATGGAGGAGGAACAGGATTCTTTGGTTTAGGACCAAGTCCTCTTATGGAAGGTGTTAGAGCAACTCAAGGTATGGGTAAAGCACTTACAAGTATCGCAGAAGGTATGGTACAAATGGCAAAATTAAGGTTCCCACAATATAATGACCCTAAAAACCCAGAAAAAATTACAGGATATACAACACTAACAGGAGGAGATATGAATAAAGTATCTACGAATGTAATGATGATGGTTATGAAACTTGGTGTTGCATTTGGAACAATTGGTAGATTATATCCAAGAGAGCCTAGAGGAGGACTTTTAGGTTTTTGGGGCTTTACAAAACCAAGTCCAGTTCAACAAGGTATAGCATCAATGTCCGGGATGGGAGAAGTCCTATCAAGCGTAGCTGGAGGAATGGTCGATATGGCTAAAATGAAATTCCCAGTTTATGGCGACCCTAATAAACCAACTAAAATAACAGAGTACATTTCTTTAACAGGAGGAGATCTTGATGGAGTTATGAATAATATTATCTATATGATAGAGGCATTAGCCGAAGGTTTTGCATATATTGGTAGAAAATATCCAAGAAAACCTATGGGAGGTTTATTAGGTTTTTATGGTTTCTCACAGGATAGTGATTTGGGACAGGGTGTTAACGCAATGACAGGTATGGGAGAAGTTCTTACAGCCCTTGCTAAATCATTCCTTGATATGGCAGGAATGAAGTTTAATGTTTATGGAGATCCGAATGACCCCCTAAAAGTAACAGAATATATTACCTTAACAGGTGGAGATATTGAAGGGGTTGTAAACAATATTCTGTTTATGATAGAATCAGTAGCCGAAGGTTTTGCCAGTATTGGTAGAAAATATGGAGGTTGGTGGTTCGGAGGTGGAGACATAGAAGACGGTGTTGAAGCAATGAAAGAAGTAGCTCCAGTTATGGTTAAAATATTAGACCCTATTAAAAAGTTCTTACAGACAAAGGGAGTAGATATGAAATCTGCACCTAGAGACATGGCAAGTTTACTAAGAGGTATGACTACAATGTTTGAAAGATTAACACAATTAGGAGGTTATGATATTAGCAATGTCGCATGGGGAGTTACAGAGTTTTTTAACGCGTTTAAAAATGAAGACTATAGATTTGGTAACTTTTTACTTTCAGGACAGGATAAAAGTATAAAGGCAATGGCCCAAATAACAGCAATGTTCCAAAACTTGGCTGCTATTAAAAATATATGGTCTACTGCAATGGCCCTTAATATGATTGGTAGAGCAGTTGCTGGTATGAGAAGT